TTGATATAAAAAATGCTGATATTTTTAAGAGAAATAATAATGCATTAAAAACTCAATACGATCAAGTTAATGCTAAGTTAGCAGCTATGACTGCTCAGATGAAAGAACTTCTTATAACTGGTCAGAAAGTTCCTGAAAAACTACAAAAAGAATACAATTCTCTTAAAAATGCTATTGATAAAGTAGATAATTCTTTTAAAAGTGTTGGAAAAGGTAGTGAAGATATGGGTAAAAAGGTATCGAAAGATGTTTCTTATCTAAATCAACAATTCAATACTTTAAAAAACACAATTGCTGGGGCATTTGCGGTTACTGCTTTAATTGAATTTGGTAAAGAGTCTTTGAATACTGCTGCTAAGATGCAGTCTATTTCAAATTCGCTAAATATAGTTACTGGCGATTCAAGAAAAGGTGCAGAAGCGTTAGATTATTTAAGAAAGTTATCAGAAAGACTTGGGCTTGATTTTGAATCAACTGCTGATGCATTTAGGTCATTTGCTGGTGCTACATTGAAGTCAGGAATGACAATGACTCAAACGCAGAAGATATTTACCCAAGCATCAATGGCTATAACTACAATGGGATTATCTTCAGCAGATGCATCATTAGCTTTACAAGCTATGTCGCAAATAGCTGGGAAAGGCGTCGCGAGTATGGAGGAATTGCGTCAACAACTTGGAGAAAGAATACCTGGAGTTTTAGCCTTGACTGCTGAAAAAATGGGGTACACGAATCAGGAATTTAATAAACTTGTAAGTGAAGGTAAGATATTATCAAAAGATATTTTACCAGCAATAGGTAATGCATTAGAAGAAATTGGTCAAGGTGCTGAAGGTGCTGCTAAAGGTATGCAAGGAAACTTGAACAATTTGAAAAATATGTGGACTGATTTCAAAGATTTCTTTGGCGCAAATATCATTTACCCACTTGTTGTCGGATTCAAAGAGTTTTTTATTGAGTTACCTAAACAAGCATATCAGGAACTTACAAGATTGGGTAATGTATTTAAAAAGAAAACTATTTTTGATGTTGATCCAAACTTATCCAAATCACTTGAAAATGCACAAGCGCAATTTATTAAGTTTGATGTTCAGCTTGAAAATGCTAAGACAAAGGAAAGTGTAAATAAAATTAAAGATGCATTATTTGAATTTTATAAAACTTTAGAGCAACCGGTAAAAGATAAAATCTATAATAATTATATAGATGCTATTGATAAGATAAATGAAAGGACAAAGACATTGCCATCTATTTCAGAAACTGCATCAGCTAAATTAGATGCTATTATTGCTAAATTTAAAGAATTTGGTGAAAAAGCTAAAACTGCAAATACAAAGAAAGAAATCTTAGATGTAGGTAGAGCAGTTAGGGATTATTATTCTTCGCTTGAAAAAGGTGTTAAACCTGAAGTAAAAAAATACTATTATGAGGTTCTTGATGCTTTAAAGTTGCAAAATTCAGAATTAGCAAAAGCATCTAAACAACTAACTGAGTACGAAAAGCTGGTTCAAGCTGCTAAAGATACTGAAGAGGCATTGCAAGTTTTATACACAACTGGCGCAGTTGCAAATACTCCATTAGAAATAAAATTAAGAAGCCTATTAGCGCAAATAGAGATGATTAATGATAGGGTTCAAATGGCTAAGAATGGAATGCAACAAATGCAACTTACTCAGGGAAGCGAAAGAGGTGGAAGTTTAAAGCCATATTTAGAAGCTATTAAATTAGGTTCACAAGGTCAATTTGATGAAGCTGGAAAAAACATATTAATTAAAGGTGAGATTGGAGTTGTTGAGAAGATAATTGATGGTAAAAAGCAACTTGTATATGATTATGAGCAATGGCTTACTGAATATATGCTACAACAAGCTAAGGATAGAAACCAATCCATATCAGACACTAATACCGAATTTGATAAGATTGAATCCGATAGAAAAGCCCAATTTTTTAGAGATGAAGAAGAAAAGAAAAAGCAAATTAGGCAGATAGAACTTGATGCAGCTATGCAAGTAATTAATATTGGATTAGATTATGCTTATCAAGCAAAGCAGCGCGAGTATGATTATGAGTTGCAGTTGCTTGATAATATGTTGGCAAACAAAAAAATTACTGAGGAAGAATACAATAGAAGGAAAAAAGAAATTCAGCAGAAAGATGCTGAATCCCAAAAGGAGTATTCCATCTTTAAAGCAACACTTGATACTGCTAATGCTATTCTTAACGCTTTGGCAACTGGCGGAACTGCTGCACCAGCATTGGCAATAGCTGCTGGAGTAGTTGGTGCTGCACAAATAGCAGCAATCGCAGCAACTCCATTGCCTCAGTATGCTGAAGGTACTGAGTTTGTTGCTTTAGGTAAAAATAAGAAAGGTGTGGATACTATTCCAGCACTACTTAACGAAGGTGAAGCAGTTATTACTACTGAGCAAAATGCAATGTATCCCGGTATGGCAAAAGCCTGGAATGATGGAAAATTAGACGAACACATTTATAAAAAATGGGTGCTACCTGAGCTAATAATGAATAAATCATTTGAACAACAAAAGCAGAGGTCATTTGCGGAAAATGTAGCTAAGTCAATCCAATTAAATCAAGACTTTGGAAGCATTGAAAGTAAGCTAAAACGAATTGATGAAACTGAAAAGCAAGTAGGTGCTATGATAGTTGGTGCAATAAAAGAGTCAAAAAAACAAAACATTTGGTAGTATGAGCATATTTAGATTTTACCTTGATAGTTATCAAATTAGTGAACCTGATGGATGGGGAGAATTGACATTTAATGTTAATCGCGACCTTGACAATAACTTTGTTTATTCCAGAATAGAAGGTAGTCTTAAATTTACTGGTAGTTCGTATGATTATTTCAATCAAATTAGGTTAGATAATTTATATTGCAATTCAGTACAATTAAAGATTGATATTAAATGTAGTGATACTGAGCAATTTGTTGAATACTTTAATACTGTTATTTATCTAATTGATTGCGAATTTAACACATTTAGATGCGAAGTAACTGCACCAATCAAGGACAATGGATGGGCAACTAAGATTCAAAAGAATAAAAAGATTGAAGCATATATTAATACCAATATATCCAAGAATTTACAACCTATAAATGGAGTAACTGCAAATCAATGCTTGATGTTTGCGCCAAATGGCGGTGCTTATCAGCCAGTACCTATTACTGGAGTTTATAAAGTTTATTATGTCCTTGAAAACTTGGTTAAATTCATGTCAGATGGACAAGCTAATTTGCAAAGCAATTTCTTTGACAATGGTGTAGGCAGCAACTTATATTTGGTTTCAGGAGAAAATGCAAGAAAGCCTACATTGGATATTAATAGCATTTATCCAGTAAAAGTATCATTTGAATCATTATATGCTACTTTAAGATCAAAGTACAATGTAGGTATGGCAGTTACCGAAGTAAATGGAGTAATTACAGTTATTATTGAAGATATAAGTTACTTTTATAATGCCAACTCAATATTTACTTTATTAAATATCAAAGACGAAATTAGGTATTACAAAAGTGAAAGAATTTTTTCTTCGGTAAACTTGGGAAATAGCGAATACTTAGAGCAAGCACAATGTAATAATGGTAATAGTTCTTGTACATTTCCTCAGTATGATTTACAAATGTTTGCTGATGAGAATTTTGGTATTATCGGCGATTGTAATGTAGATAATGTATTGCAATTATCTTCCGGAAATAGAATAACTGCTGACACTAATGTCATTGAGGATTGTGTAATATATCAAAATACATCACACGATCAATCATTAATTTTGGTTGAATGCGATGATACAAATCCATTATTAGTTGCTGAAAAAACTGCATTTGGACTTACAACTACATACACTTATAATTATAATTTAAGAAATGCTGCGTGTGCAGATAGATGGCTTTATTATGGTATATGTAATAAGTTAGCTAATTATACTTACAGTTATGATGAGGCTATACAAAAGTGGGATAGTAGTATCGATATAGCTTGTATTGAAGACTGGGCTGGTGGAGTATTTAATACTTGGATTTTATATGGTACTTTAGTTTATGATTTTGTTATATCAAATCCTAATTTTATTTATGATCCAGTTACCGGTATTGCTACTGTGTCAATGCCAGGCATATACACTATTAGTGCATCAGTTCAATTAATTGCTCAACTTGATGCTACTTACTTCGGATGTTCAGATGATAACATTTCAAATAACTTTCCAATTCGATTTTATATTAATATGGTTATTAAAGATAACAATGGAAGCGTTATAAATGAAATACCTTCATTAACATATTATCACGATTCTTACAATCCACTACAACAAATAGACTTAGGAATAGTTAGTTTGCCACCAACCGATTATTTACTTGATACTGGTTATACTGTAGAAATACAATTATATTTATTTCAGTTGACATTTGGAGATAGAAAGCCTATTGATGGCGGTTGTCATATTGGAATTATAGGTCAAAATCCTAATTATCCATATACATATTTTAGATGTACTGCAGCAAATCAAATAGATTCAGGTGAATATCCGGTAGAGCCTGAAAATTGTAAGGTAGAAGCTGGTAAGTTCAACAAATATTTATCATTTGAAGAATTTAAGTTGCTAAAATCACAACCTGCTGGAGCGATTGACTATACTATTGGAATAAATAATGAGCCTACGCGAACTGGATTTATCCATTCATCAACTACCAACTTGAAAACGCTATCAACCGAATTCGACTTATTACTTATTTAATTACTTTTGTGCAATGTCAGTTACGATTATACCAAATCAACCTATATCATTTGAGCCAGTTGGCAACTGTCCAAGCAACTTTGATACTGTCTATCAACTTTTTAAGCCTTGCGATAAAATTCAATTTCAAGTAAAATTTGAAGAGCCTTGCGATGATGCAGTTGACTTGATTAAAAATGGTGGGTTTTTTGAATGCAATACTGATTATTGGGCATTAAATGGATGTTGGGAATGTGTTGAAGTACCTGGAAGAAGTGGTGTGTGTTGGGTTAAAGATGGTGAAAAAGTGTGTACACCAGCATCGCTATCACAAATTATAAATCCACTATCAGGAACTCACGCTTATAAAGTAGAATTTCAGATTTACAACTATGTATCAGGTTCACTTGACTTTAATATAGGTTTATACACCTATTTGACTGTAACTGCTGATGGTGTGTACACTGTCTATATGAATCAAACTGGTGGAAGTGCTTTGAACTTTAACTTTATGCCATCTGAGGATTGGGAAGGATGCATAGACAATGTTAAGATGATTCAACTTGACTATGATGGATTGGCAGTCGGAATTATGTACGAAGATGGAACTTCAGGTGGAATTTTAACTACTGAAAATAATCCAGAATACTTCCAATGGACTGAAAATTATTTGACATTTACATATAATCTAACTTGCGAATTTGATGGGTGCTTTAAAGTTTGCATATATGGTGGTTGTAACTGTAAGATAGCACCATTTCAAATTGACTTAGAAGATCCAACTGCTATATGGACTGAAACTGGCGGTGGTACTGGTGATTTCCAATACCTACCAACTGAAGGGTATTTATTATTTGATAGCAAAACGCAAGGTCAAGGCAAAAGTATTCAATCCCCTAACTATTTATGTGTAAATTGGCAGTACTATGTTGAATTTGAGATAGGTGATGTAACTGATGCCTTTGTCAACTTTCAAAATGGCTCCAGCATCTCAGCCAACTATTCAACTGCTGGAACTCACTCATTTACTTTTACTGCTCAGAATCCTTACTTTAACTTCAATGCTATTGCAACTCAAGCTAATGGTACATTGACTATTGTAAAGATTTCAATATATCCTTTAAATATAGTTACTCCTGATGCATTTGATTATTGCAGTCAGCCATTTCAAATATTTACTGCTGATGATTTCTGCACTAATGTAGTTACCGGATGCAATGATAGCGATGCTTTTGGATTTAAATTTATAGGAAGCGGATTTCAACCTTCGGTTAGACTTCAATCTAAGTTAATGCCAAATACCTATACAACAAGCGGTGGATTTGAAGTTAATAGCTTAGGAGAAAGGTCAGCTAAATATGCAGAGGTCAGAACTGTGAGAAACTTTAGGATAATCGATACACCTATCTATCTATGGGACTTTTTGTCAAGGTGGATTTATTATGACCATCCGAAAATTGAAGGTGAAGAATTTGCCTATGAAGAAGATAACTTTCCTGATGTGTCTTATAATAAATTTATGACAAGAGGAAGCGCATCTTTGCCAATGGGCAAGAAAAAACAAAATATGTTTAAAACCAATTGTAGCAATGGAAGCAACTGCTAAACAAGGAATCCTTTTACTGGCATTAGGTCAGCCGCATTATGGCAACTACGCTGCTAACTTAGCGATGTCGATTAAGTTCAACTTGCCTGATATGCCGATAGCATTATTACACGATGATACTGCGATTAGGCATATTAGCGGTGATAAGAGGATAGAAATATTTGACCAGCTTATTCAAGTGCCAAAGGAATTTTATCAGGTTGATGGTGAAGATAGATTTATAAGGACAAAGAACTTCCTTTATTCGCTTACTCCATTCGATGAAACCTTATTCTTAGATGCTGATATTATTTTATTTCCAAATGTAGCTGATTCAGTAGGTAAACTAATAAGTGAACTTGTAGAAGTTGACTTTAGCGCATCAACGAGAGGCTATTATGATTTAGATAAGCTAAGCGATAAGGCATATAGTCAATGGGTGAATATTGAAGATATTAAGAAAGCCTATGGCATCAAAAAAGGTAAATATTACCATTTGCACTCAGAGTTTATTTGGTTTAAAAAAACTGCTAAAAATGATAAGTTCTTTGCCTTAGTTGAATCAATTACTACTGACTTTGATACTTACAAGGTAATTACACAAGATCGCTCAGTACATCATTCAGCGATTAGTTTAATTAACGAGGTAGAGGTGCACAGGGCAGTATTTGGTGGTGGAACACCTGACGAATTACCGTATGCCACTGCTATGGCTAAAATGAAGTACTATCCTCATAAGGATAACTTTACACCCATCTATTGGGAATTAGCTGATAATAATAGGCTAATACATAAAGTTAAAGACTTATACAGTCAATATATCGGTCTAAGCTGGGGTGGAAATCGCACTCCAGCTGAAACAACAAAACTTTACAATTTACTTGTAAAATTTTACACCGGCAAAGGTGGATATAAGTACTTTCCACTAATAGCCAAAAAGACATTCGCAAATGGAAGAAGTAATTTCTGATGAATTAAAGGCACTCGAATTATTAAAGGAGTACGAATCAAAGGTTAATGGCAACGATAACGGACATAAGAGGCACTATGCTGAGATGTGCGACTATGCGCATCACCTTGAATTTCATTCTAAGGGATACCAAGTGCCTCATAGCACAGTATTGGCATCTAATACTTATGCTCAATGGGATAATCCTTACTACCTTAACTGGAATTATGGTGATTATCACCAAAATATTTGGTTTGCTCGATTAATTTGGTCAAGACGACCAGGTGAGGATAACGAAATTAAAGCATATCGTGCGAATACTTGGAAGCCAGTTACTAAAGTGCCAATTAGTAAGGTGATGAATGTCTTGTCAAAAATTAACAAGGCATCAGACTTTGCAATAGACTTTAGCAAGTCAGAACCATCGGCTAAGCTAAGCGAAGAAAATTCATTGTATGAGTATATCGTAAATGAGTATCCTGAGTACCATTCGGTAGAGCATCACGTTTTCGGATATTTGCTTCGTGAGTTAATCGCATCCGATCCGAATACCTTAATCGCTATTAAGCCATTAGAACAATACGATAATACTGAACTACCTAAGCCATTTATTTATACTTACGGAAGTCATCAACAAATCTGTTACGAATCAGGCGAATATGCAATTACAAAGTGCGATTGTGAGTACGAATGGATAGACAGTCAAGGCAATGAAAGAGAGAGCAAGATATACGAGATATGGACACCTTATGCGATTTATTCAGCATATAAAACTGATGATGCATATTTACTAATACCTGAAAAAACTATCATCCATAACTTTGGCAAACTACCTATTTGGCGACCAAGAGGAAGGGTGAAAAAAATGTACGAGCAAACACCTATTTGCTTATCCTTTATTGATGAGATGCTACCATCACTTGACAAAGCTGCTGGTGAGTTGTCCGATATGGATGCAGAGGTAGTTCAGCATATCTATTCCACTATGTGGTACTTTGCCGGTTCTTCTTGCTCATTCTGCAATGGAGTTGGAAAGGTAACTAAGGATGGAAATGCAGTTGTATGTTCAAAATGTGATGGTCAAGGAGTAATGGCTAAATCGCCTTACCAGGATATTGTTCTTCGTCAGCCAAGAAACAAAACCTTAGAAGGTGAATCACTACCTACACCACCAGCTGGATATGTAGAAAAATCAACTGAGATAGTCAAGTTACAAGCCGAAAGAATTAAAGACCATATTGATGCTGCGCTTTCTGCGGTTAATATGGACTACTTAAATAAGGTAGGTGCATCTCAGGCTGGAATTGCTAAGAGATACGATAGAGATGAAGCATATGACTTTATCTATCCTATATCATTCTACATAATTGAGCAAGTATTGAAGCCATCTATTTACTGGATAAATAAATGGAGATACTCAGCGGTGATTACTGATGAAATTGAATTGAAAAAACAACTTCCTTCAATTAAAGTACCTGAGCAATTTGAGATACTAACAAGCGATATGATTGCAGATGAGATTAAGACTTTGCGTGATGGCAAAATTGATCCTACAATCGTTATGGAGAAAGAAATTCAATATGCTAATAAGACATTTGGAGATGATAAATATACCTTGCAGAAGTTAATACTATCTAAGAAGTTAAATCCATTCCCAACGATGTCTGAGCAAGAAAAGCAAGATGCATTACTCACCAACTCAGTATCTAAGTTCGATGTAGTTAAATCAATTTATCTTACTGCTATTATAGAAGAACTATCAATCGAAGATCGCGAACTATTTATGTCTGACGATATAACTGCTATTAACGAAGCTATCGACAAAATGGTATCAGAAAAGATTGATAAGATAAGCAAGGAAAGTGCTGCTAAGGAGATTGTTCGTGCAAATATTGACACAACTGCTGGAGTTCAAGGTGCATAATGGAAGCGAAGATACAAGAACTAATTGACACGATAGACGAAGCGATAGCTAAGTGGGATAAGGCTATTCCGGATATGGAAAAGGATTTCTACGCTAATGTGCTTCGTCTTGTCAAGCAATTAGAACTTAAAGGCGATGACATTAAAAAGACAGTCGCTAATCTACGCTTGATGAATCGGATTAAATCCGACTTAGATTCCGCACTATACACCAAAAGATACCTTCGTGAAGTAGATGCATTTATGAAGTATTTTGAAAAGGTAGAAAAAATCCAATCAGAGTACTTTGCTGAATCATTTAAGGATTTTGATAAACCAGCAATTTGGAATGAGATTAAAAAGCAGACGATTGAGGATGTTGTTGAATCGCTTACCGCATCTGATATTAGCACATTAGTTGTTCAGCCAGTTGCCGACTTAATACGTGATGATGTGATGAATGGAAGTAGCTGGAGTAATATGGTTAAGTCGCTTGAAAAGCTAATCGAAAGTAAGTCAGGATTAGATTCGCCATTAAAGAGATATAGTAGTCAGATAGTTACCGATGCTATTAATCAATATGCTGCTCAGTATAATAACACTATCACCGATGACTTAGGATTGCAATGGTATCAATACGTTGGCAGTCTTGTCAAGCATTCAAGACCATTCTGCCGATCATTAGTTGCAAAAAGATGGGTAAATGTAGCTGAGTTCCCAACGATTGTACAAGGCAAAATTGATGGTAAGCAAGTTCCTAAGAATGCAAGAACTGGACTTCCTGACGGGATGATTCCAGGAACCAATGCTCAGACCTTAAAGACATATAGAGGTGGATATAGATGCAATCACTTATTTATCGCAGTTGATGAGGCGATAGTGCCTGAAGCAGTCAAGCGTAAGTTTGCAGAATCATTTGGTAAGTAGTACAAATCCTTCAGCTTTCTTCACATATCTGCATTTAACGGATAGAACTGTATCTTTACCAATAATACTTTGCTTTAACTGAAAGTTGTGTGTGGAATCCATATAGGGATTAACACCAACCTTTTCTTCCCTTGAATAAAATAAGAAAAAGCCAATGATTATCCCTATAAGGATGCAGTTAATTTCCTTCATTATTGAATTAGCAGAATAGCGTATATATGTATGTTAGCTACTATTTGACCGCCCACTCAGAAAGTTTAGACTTGACAATAATTTTCAACTCATCAACTTTTGAAATTGGACATCGAAAAGCAACCGTTTTAGTTTGTTCGTTGTATTTAGGTTTAGCACCCGCATTTCTGCGAGTGCCTCCCCTTGTTTCTTTCTTATTTTTCATTTTATCAAGTATCTGTAATGTGGTCTTTGAACATCACCTTCGGCAATAATTGTAAAAGCCTTCACTGTTTTATTACCGTCTGTTAAAGTAGTTTCAATATTAACTCCAATATGAGATGTAACAGTTTTTAAAACTTCTTGGTTTAAACCCTTCTTTTCAATTCTTGCGGCTAATTTTTCAATTGAAAATTTATAATGTTCAATAGCATTTTCTACCATTTTTTCAACGTGTTGTTCAACTTTTCCATTTCTATTTATAATATAGTGAGGCAACCTATAATATTTCTTTGATGCCACACCAAAACCAAATTTTCCTGATCTGTAATCAGTTGCCCATTGGCGTAAATATTCAAATTCTTTAATAGCCCATTTTTCAGTCATTTCAATGTATTGAATTTTAAGACTTTCAGTTTCTCTTTTTAGTGTTTCAATTAAGTTTGCCATTTTGTTTGTTTTTAATTATAGAGCAAATATATAACCTTTTTTGATTCCGTAAACTTTTTCAAAAAAATATTTTACATTTATTTTATAACTCGCTGAAAATCAAATACAAAAAAATATCAGCCAACATCGTATATAGCACAATTAGAACGGCAAGTCATCATTTGCTGGTGCTAATTGTCTTGTAGTGTCAACCTGAGCAACTTTAGCACCTAATACTTCTATCTTGTAACCTTTCGCATCAGTATAATACTTACCATTATATTCCCTCGATTCAACATCAAAGGCAATCTTTACTTTAGTTCCAGCAACTAAGTTATGTTGAACCACCTTATCTGCTGACTTACCTATAAATGTCAATGCTAACATTTTAGGGTACTCTTGCTTTTCAGTGGTATCAAGAATGACTTGATATTTAGTTTTGTTGTCTCCGTAAATCTCTCTATTTACTCTCTTGACTTGACCAGTTACTTCCATTTGTTCGTGTATTAGTAATTATTAATTGTATTGCTTGTTTGATTGATAAATGCCTTTTATACTTCTTTTTATAGTCAGCTTGAAACTGAGCAATGTAGTTGAAGTTTTCACCACATAATTCAATTCGATATTCAAAGCATTCTTTCATTATTGTGTTACTTTGGCACAAATATACAACTATAATTTAATAACGCGCTAATTAAAGGTGGAATTTTGCAGAACCAACAAATCACAAACAAATGGCTATCTTAGGAGAAGCAATAAACAACTTAGCAATGGCTGCTGGTATATCCGCAGACAACGAACATCTTAAATCGGTACTTTCATCACCGACAATTTCTAACGCTACAATTCCTGACGAATTAATATCTGCTATCAATAGCAACTTAATGAACTTGGAATCAGCCAAAAATAATCCTGAACTGAGCAAACACTTTAAAGCTACCATATACAATGGAGTGGATAATGAGTTGCTAAATACACTAAAGGAAATTGGCGATTACGATTCAATCAAAGATGTAATTGATGCTGAAAGAAGTAGCACAAAGAAGATGTCATTAGCAATCAAGAAGATAAAAGAACTTGCTGCTAATACAACTAATAAAGGCGAGTTGAAAGACTACCAGGAAAAGATAAACATCCTTACAAGGCAGATAAACGAAATTAATGCTCAGAAAGCATCAGAAGTTCAATCCATCACCGAAAAGCTGAATAATGAATTTAGCACTAAATTGGAAGGATTGGCGTATGAGAATCTACTTTCCAGCAAGAAATTGGCTAATCCACTTGGATGGGAGAAAGACCTTCTAACATTAGCAGCTAAAACTGAAATCAGTAAGGCACTTGAAAGCAAAGGCTATATCAAGAAAATGACTGATAAAGGTTTTGAGTTGCAGACTAAAGAAGGAACTCAAGTATTTGAAAATAACAAACCAGTTACTTTCAATGACTTTGCTGATCGTGTCCTTTTGGACAAAAAATTACTTGAAGTGGCTAACGCAAGTCAGCCAAATACTGCTACACAATCAAATCAAGGTGCTACGCGAATTGCAACTAACGGAAAACTGTCTAAATGGGCAGCTAAGGCTATGCAAACTGCGGAGAATGCACCTTCAATATCTTAAATAAAATGTCATTAGGTTTCGCCCCTTACTTACTTAAATCTTTAGCACAAGTTGCTCTTGAGAATGATCCTGAGATGGTTCTTGATCCAGCCGGTGCATTCAATCTTCTTAATTCACAAAAAGCTGCTTCAGTAGTTTCTGAATCTCCAGCAGCTAACGGACATCGCAAACAAGTAAATGTTAAATATCAACAACGTGCTACTCCAGCACAAGTTGCTGACACTATTTCTTGCGACAACGTAATCGTTCCAGTTTATAACGAGACTACCGTAGTAGTTGACATCAAAAAACAACTTGGTATCTATATCGATGACGAAACTATCGCCAAATATATGGATGATGCCTCTCGCACAGTTGCAGTTGGTGTTCCTCAAACTCAATTTATGGCTGAGTTCCTTTTCAGCGTGATGACTTCTACAAATGCACTTGTTCAGGCTTTGGATATAGAAATCCTTACCAAACTTGCTGCTAACGTAGGTGTTAACGTAGTATCAGGCAACAACGCTGCTACTGCTATTAATATTCCATTGAACGTAACCGTTAATCCATTGAATCAATCAATCAATAAAATATTGACTGACTTCAATAAAAATGGATTGAAAGGTACACCTCAAATCTTGGGTGCTGGTTTGTTTTGGGATTTCGTAACTCAGCAACCATTCAAAAGTGCTGACTTAGCTGGATTAAATTCTGCTGCACAAGCTGCTAAATTCAACTTCTTCCCTGACTTGAACGCTGAGACTGTACTTGGTACTAACGAGATATTAGTTATCGCGCCTAATTCAATTCAGCGTGTTGACTACATCACCAATCAAGGCTTCCGTGCTGGTCAAAAAGGTGCATCTTACTTCTTCACTATCGACTTGCCAATGCAAATCGGTCAGGAGATTGTTCCTATCACTTTCGATGCTCACCTTAAATATATCGATTGTCCAACTGAACTTGTTGAAGCATACACTGGTGAGCCAGTAACTGCTGAGAGAGGATGGGCATTGTATATCAGCAAACAAATGGGAGTATTCCAAATACCTGGAGATGCTTATCAAGCAACTGATCGTTTGTACGGTGTAAATGGTTCACTTCTTTACACTATCAGCAATAATTGCACTGATTGCCCAGCATAATTATGTATCATCTAAATAAAGGTAGCCGACTATAATGTCGGCTATTTTTTTTTAATTACTTTTGTAAAAAACAAATAAAATGAGTAAATTAAATTGCCTTATTGATTGGGTTGGACTTGATAACTGTATCTCAACCACTACACCACCATCAGGCAGATATATAAATGAGTTGCCCGGTATCGAGGTTATGAAATTAGACCAAATTGCTAACCAAGACTTATCAGGATTTCAAGATGTATGGAATCGCGCCCAAAATCGTGCTGCTTCAAGGTTCGCCAATGATATGAGAAGGGAGTTCAGCAAACGATTTAAAAAACGTGATGCAGTTGAATTTATGTCAATGGTAGGCAATTTAGACTTAAATAGCCTAACCAATCCTAAGCCTAATATCTCAGGTCATACCATTGAATTAGACTGGCAAGATTGCAATATCGCAAATAGCAACTATTCAGCAATTCAGATAAGTACCATTTCCTTCTATGCACCTTCAGCTGGTAGTTATCCAATAGTGCTACTTGATTTAGATACTGGATTGCAAATTGCTTCCTATACTATAACTGCTACTGGTGCTGGATGGATTAGCAAAATAGTTAATTCAACCTTTAATATCAGAAGGATATTCATTGGAATCGACCAATCTGCATTGCAATTATATGAGTACAATATTGACAAGCAATGGATGCTTCAGACAAATCAATGCGGTACTGCAAGGGTGAAAGGTGCTACTGTTGCCTTAGCTGACATTAGCAACTATCAAGGTATTCCAGCATTATTAGGCAGCAATACTTACGGATTCAGCACAAAATTCAGCGTAGTGTGTATATGGGATAATTTGGTGTGTAATCACCCTGAATATTGGACAGATGCTTGGATGTACGCTTGTGCTATTGAGTTGATGAATGAGTTGATGTTTACCAGCAGATTAAATCGCTTTACAACTACTGACTTAAATCAGCAGAAGAAAGCAATGGCATACTACAATATGATGTATAATGGCGGTCAAGATGAATTAGGTCAGACATTTGATGGCTATCTATACTCAGCTATTGATAGTCTTACATTAGATTGCCACGATTCTTGCTTTCTATGCAACGATTTAGTTACCTTCAGAACTGCATTATTATGAAGTACAATAGCAACTTATCCGATGCCATTAATAGGCTAAAGAAAAAGGTTTCTTTTCCACCGAAGGAATTGGATAAGGTGCTTCGTAGTGCAGCTTCATCAGTTCAAGGCTCAATGATGCGTAGAGTATTTAATGATGGAAAGGATAGTAAGAATGGTATGATAGGAAGCTACTCAACTAAACCTACTCTTGTCGGTCGGTCATCATTTGTAAACCAAACTGCTTGGAATCGAGTTTTTAAAGTAAAAAAGTATAAATGGGTAACTTTTAGAGGTAAAAAGCTAAAGGTGCTACCTGGTGGATATAAGCAAATTAGGCAAATTGAAGGAAAGGAAACTGCAACTGTCAACTTGACAAGAACTGGCAAATTAAGTAAGTCATTAATATTTGAGCCAATCGCTAAAGGTTACCAAATTGGATTTTTGCCCTATGGTGCTAAATTAAGTCAGTACCAGGAAGATCATTGGAACAAGATGATATTTGCTTTATCTTCCAACGAAAAAAGAATTATTACAACTATTGTAAATAACTACATTAAATCGAAATTAAATGGCTAAGGAAAAAGAAATTATTGATATTATCAATGTAAATCTACAAGCTATATTAAACACTAAACCTTTCCAACTTGGATTATTTGCTAGTATTGCAGAAATGGTAACAAGGTCAGATGGTGAGGAATCGGTAAATTATGCTTGTTTAGTTGATAATTATGGAAACTGTACTGAGGTAGGAATTGACGATAGGTATCCGTATCAAAGCTATTTTATTCAGACTGGATTTGAATCCGAAAGCGATGCACCATTTGGTGATGAGGCATTTGTCAGCAATCAGAAAGCTGAATTTACAATGGTAGTTCTTGGTAATAGAAGAACCTTACAATTAACTCCGCAAGTGCTTATCTCAGCAGTTGACTTAGCATTTACTGCTACATTGACTAATGCTCAACTAAGTACTCTTAATTTACAAGGAATGCAAATAAGCGACTTAAAATTTAATTTAGATAAACAAGCGATATATCGCAATGAATATGGATTAAATGATTTATATTTGCAACCTGAATACATACTATTCACAGTCGATTTTA